GGGAAGTGCCAGGCTGTTACCGAATTCGCGCAATTTTGTACGGAGACCGTATCAGGGCTTCCGTCGCACTTTGCCCCGAACTGAGTTACGCACACAGAGCCGTTGTACTGAAGTTTCCAGCGCGCGCCATCATTGGCGACGATAATTGTTCCTCCATTGTCACCACTGGTGGTATCGGATGGATCAATGGCATAGGCCCCACCGCCGGCCTTGTAGTCCCCGTAATAGCTGAGAACAAAAGCCCGCTGGTTGCGCGCAGAGCTTAGAAGGCGCAACGACGCAATGCTTGGGACCGTTCGGGCCACCCCAAAGCGTAGGTGATCAAACAGTGTACCAGCGTCGTAGATGATGCCGGTGGTGGTATTAATAAGCCCGGTCACACTATCGATCAAGTCTGAAAAGTGCCTTTCCGTCCAGGCCTTAGTTGTTGCGTCTTGGGCTTCAACCGGATCCTGAACACCAGCAATTCTCCGGCCTTCAGCAAAAAAGTAATCTCGTCCCAACGGCCTGGTTAAAGCCCGCTTGAATATCGCAAACCCTTGCTGAATCAACATCGTCAGCTTGTCGAACACGTCTTCGTGAGTCTCGGCCAGGAATTTCCCCTGGTTGCGAAGGCTGGTTTGCTGGAACGCCTCCATTTCCCGAGAGACAACCAATTGGCCAGGTCCGGCCAGCGCCGAGGTGGTGACGATGCTCCCGCCCTGATCATTGCCTGCGCCATTCACCGAGTATTGCGTGCCGAGAGTCAGCGTTGAGCTGACGCCCAGCGGATCAACGTAGGTAACGACAAGATCCTCATTTGCCAGAAACTTGAAATAGAACGGGTAATTGGTGGTTACCCCATTGGTCACAAATTCAGCGGTGCTGTCGATTGAATTGACGGTCACTGTGGTGACTCCTTTCCTGAGGGCAAAAAAAATCCCGCTCAATGGCGGGATTCCGTGGGGATGATTTTGGTTAGCGGGCTATGCCCAGTGGATCTAGGTAGCTTTGCGACGGTCTGACCAGGAACTTCTGGCCGTTTTCCTGTTGGATTCGTTGCTCGGTGCGGCGTAGCGATCCTGGGTTCATTGCCTCTTGCACCGACCACAGGAACAGGTGGTCCATGGCAATGCGCGTGTAGAACAGGTTGAGGAATGGCGTGTTGTTCTGGGCCAGGCGCAGCGCGGAGGACGCGGCGTCGTCGCCCGAACGGATCTTGGCCCACAGGTCCAACGCGTTGGCGGCTGTGCCCAGCGTTGGGCCTGCCAGGGTTTCCAGCGGTTTATTGCCGAAGCGACTGACCTCACCGAACATGAAGTCGCCCATGATCCCGAACCCGCCGCCCTGGGTCATTGCGGCAATCCACGTCTTGGGATCATCTGCCGGCCGGGGCTGACGGCCCTTGACGGCATCCTTGGCCGACATGGACAGATACCCGAACGCCGTGGTCCACAGCAGCAACTGGGCCATGGCCAGGCGCTCACCGTTGCCATTGCGCAGGGCGGCTATCAAATCCTTGCTGCCCCGGTAACCTTCGCCAAGCGGCGTCGGTGCGTAACCTCGGCCATACAGCTCCCGGCCCAACGTCTTCTGCATATAAGCAGCAGGGAAGCTCTTGAATTGAGTCATGAAGCGGTTGAGCTCGCCCATGATCGTGCCCGGCCTGGTGCCTTGGTTCATGATCGATCGAGTACGAGCATCAGGCTCCAGTACCGCATAGCTAACCCGGTCATTGACGTAGGCGCGCAAGCTACGCTCCAGGCCTTCCCGTGTTTCTCGGATGGCCGAGTCACTGACCTTACGGCCCTGCTCAGTGAGGTACGCGCTGATGCGCTTATCCGGAATGCCTGGGATGCCGTCGGTGGTCATGTAGTCCCGGCCGTCAGCCATGCGGGTATCCATCCCGCGCAACAGATCCCACTTGCCCGCGTCGAGGTCGTACAGGCCCAGCGTGCGGCGCAGGCTCTCGTCCATCGTGCCCCAGGCCCTGCCTTTGTTCTGCGCCAGGTTGTGGGCCATCATCAGCCCTGCGCTTGCCTTGTTGGCGTCAGTCCACCAGGACAGGCCGTTCAGCTTGAAGAACAGCGACATACCCCGCGACATCTTCCCGCCCACAGAGTCATCGGCCGAAAAGCGCCGCATGATTTCCCCTCGCATCGCATCCCCATACACCCCGAAGCTCGACAGGATTTCACGTTGCTCCAGGCTTCCGCGCCCCTTGGCCAGGCCGGCGGTCATTTCCCCCAAAGCCCCCAGGAAGCTCTTGCCCTGGTACCGCATTTCACTGGCGGCAACAGGAAGGTCCGTAAAGCTCGACAGCAAGGCTCCACCCAGCTTTGACAGTGACTGCCAGGCCCGCACGTTGGCGGAAACCCTGGCTCCCCAGGCGCTGCCAGGTATGCGGGTTGCGCCGCTGACCTCGGCAAAGCGGTTGGCGATCATGTTGCCGCGCGCGGCATTGAAGTTGGTCAGGGCTTTTGGGTCGCCCGACTTGCGCACGTCCTCAGTCAGTATATCCATGGCCATGTTGAGGTTGGCCTCTGGGTTGGTGCCCAGTCGACGCATGATCGCGGTGTTCTGCCCGGCCATGTCCAGGCCGCGTAACACGGACTCACGCAAGTTACCGGTGCCGAACATCGTGTTGTACTCATGCCAGGCCACGCCGTCCTTAAAGTGCAGAACTCGCTCTTGGCTGATTTTCTTGGCGATGTTGGCCGGCCCCTTGAAGCCGTTTGCTGGCTTATCACCTGGAGCCTTGAGGTGGTCACCAGAGACAAGGCCGTCGTACACGCCGCGTAGGAACTGGGCGGGGTTGGCCACATCATCGAACGTGCGCGAGTCCAGCCGCGGCTGAATTTCCTCAAGCCACTTATCAAAGCCTGCAGAACCGATCTTCTCGCCGTCGTGGCTTTGGCGGGCAATGTACCCAGGTAGGTTGCCGATGTTGGCACCGGCGTGGTTCGCATCAATGCGCGCCGCCTCCTGGTACTTCTGGATGGTGCGGGCGATGCTCACCACCTGGTCGTTGAGCTTTGAGGTGTCCTGCTTGGTCCCGATCTTCCAGAGCGCATCGGCGATATCGACATCCGAATCGCCCTTGGCCAGGATGCCAGTGAGGTCTTGACGCTCCAGGTCGTGGATCAAGCCGCCGATGTAGGCATCACCCAGTGCTTTCTGCTCGGCGGCGACCGACATACGCGAACCCTGTCGGGCCAGGTTGGTGCCCACCAGTAGAGATTCAATGCCCAGGTCTGGACGGTCGGCAAAGCTGCCGCGCACAAAGGAAACAATCTCGCCTCGCCTGCGCAAGTTGAGCAAGGCGTTTCGCTTCTCGATCAACGCCGCGTGCTTGGCTTGCTTGCCCAGTTCATCAGCCGCGCGCAACGTGGCCTGCTCCATGCCCAAGGCGCCCTCCCTGGCCATCAGCTCCTTGGCTCTCCCCCGCAACAGTTCAAAGATCTCGGCAATTTCTCTGTCTTCCAGATTGCCAGCGGCAGCCCGTACAGCATCAATGCAAGGCGTCATTGTCCGTTCCTTATGTCGCATACGGCGGCGGCGCGGTATGCCTTCGAGTATTGTTCGGCGCGGTCGGCCTGGGCTTGGGCGGCGTCGGCTTCGTCACGGCTGGCGGCCAGAACATCGGCCCTGTCCTTCTCAGGGAGCTGATCCAGCATTTCCTTGACCAGGGCTTCGTCCTCTTCGAATTGCTGGCGGGTGGCTTCGAAGTCATCTTCTGGCTGAGCCTTGGGCATGCTGTCCGCGCGCAGGCTCTCGGCCTGACCCTCTGGATCAACCCGCCGCGCCAGTGGGCGCTTGACGTATTCCAAGGCGCCAGCGGCCTTGCCTGGTGCCTCCAGATCGAACAATGCCTGCACGTCAACATCCCGGCCGCTGATGGCCTGGGCCACGGCGGTGCGTAAGGCGCTGTCGCGCACGGTCCAGTCGGCATCTTGAGCAGTTTCACGCGCGGTGCGGATTGCAGGGCCCAGCGGCCGTTGCTGATAGCCCTGCATGATTTGCTTGGCGCGAGCCTCTATCTGCGGGCGCAAACGCTCTGGCACCTCGCCCCGCTCAATCAAACCGAGGTCACGCCGATCAAACTCACCGGCTCGGTTTCGTTCCAGGGTGGTGTTGATTTCAGCCTGGCGGGCGCCGATCTGCTCGCGCTGGGCGGCGATAGTGTCGCGTGCTGCGCGTTCTGCCTGCTTGAGGGTCATGCGCTGGCCCTGGAATTCTCTGGCCAGGTCCTTAAATGTCGTATCCAGACCCATCGCGCGCTGAGTCAGCGCAACACGTTCGACGCGCAGGTCTGCCACGTTGCCCACACGCTCACCCGTCAAAGTCGGGCGTATCTCGTCGATAGCCTGGCGCTCGGCATTGCGGTACAGCGTTGCGCTATCAGCCTCAAGATCGCGGGCAAGCGTACCGCGCAATGCGGTTTCGGGATCCTGGTCAAAGATTCGCTCAAAGTCGGCAGCGCGCAGAGGCTGCGGGGTCTGGCGGTCAGCGGTGTTCAACACGCTATCGACCTGTGGCGTCGGCTCTGTGGCAATCCGCCGGCGTAACGCATCAGAAACAGCACCACCGACGGTATGCAGCCCGCCACCCAGCAAGCCACCCATGGCGATATTGGCCAGGGAGTCGGATAAGCCGTATTCCGTCTGGTCCATGCCGGCGGCGATCAACGGCAGCGGCTCAATGATTGCGGCGCCCACTGCGCCCTCTACAGCACCAACGCCTGCGCGCACACCGGCACGGGCCAAAGGCGTAGCAGCCCGACCAAGCAATGCCGCATAGCGAACCTCGCCAATAACAGGAACGAATGCCGACGCAATGTTGAGCGGGTCCAGCAGCGAAGCGGCAACACTGGCGCCGAGCTGGGTGCCGAATGATCCGCCATTTGCCCGGGTCATGACCTGCTGGCGGGCTGCCTGCTCCCGGTGGCGGTCGACAAGGATGTCGAGGGCACCCTGGCGGATGCCTTGTTCGGGTATTTTGATGTCCAGGCCCATGCCTGAAACCTTTTCGCGCGCGGACTGCGCATCCATAAGCGGCGTGTCAGGCTCATTGCGCGGCGGCACCAGAATGGATTCGGTGTCACCGGTCAGGCGCAGACCTTCCTGGGCCTGGCCGAGTTGTTCGGTACGAATGATGGCGCTCGATGGGTTCGTAGAGAATGCGCCACCAAAGGACGCGTCCCACACCTCACCAGCGTCGGCCGGTATGTCGAGCATCGTCCGCCGATCAAGAACCGGCGCATCACCTGCATAAATAGTCATGGCATGAACCCCATCGGCGCTACGCGGTACTGATCGGGCTCACGCAAACCTTTCTGTTGAAGGTCAGCCCAACTGCGGGTGATTGGCTTGCCATCGGCCCCGCGCACGCGGTAGCCGTTCAGGGTCAACGAAAGACCGGTCTCGTCCTCGTTCGGCACCCACTGCCCACTGCTCTGCAGGGCGTCGTGCAACTGCTTGCGGTTCTGTTCCTCGGTGACGCCAGCGAAACCAGGCAGCGGCATCAGCTCCTCCGGCTTGATCTGTCGCATTGCTTGGGTGGCGCCACGGCTGACCGCCTCGGTGTCCTGGGTCTTCGGCACGCGGTAGGTGCCGAAGAAGTCGTACTTATCGTTCACCATCCCGCCCACTACGCGCTTGGCGGCGTCCTTCGGGCTTTCGCCCTGGAGAACGTATGACGTGGCCGTGCGCAACGCAGCCTTGTACATCGTGCTGTAGGTATTTATGCCGCCGGACTGGCCTTGCAGAGACTCGGCAAAAGGCACCAATGCTTGCTGAACTGACTGGACAATGTCGTCCTTCTGGCCTTTCTGTAGCCCTGCGTTCAGGTCGCTGTCTTTGATTGCAGCCACCGAGGCCATGCGCTCAGCCACATCCTTTGGCAAGCCGGTGGCAATAACCTGCGCCTCGGCTGGGAGCTTGTTGCCCATCTGCTGCAGCACCGTCGGGAAGTCCTTGCCCCACAACTCTTGCTGCTGCTCGATCATCGTGGCGGCATTCTCGCCACCGTTGACCTTGGTATTGAAGTTGGCGGCCATCTGGTCGGCGGCGGCATCAGGCAACAGCTTGGGCTGCTTGACGCCCAAGCGCTGCTGCTCGGCCAACGTGGTGCGCGCGTAAGCCTGGTAGGCCTCTGGTGTTCCGTCCTGCTGCGCGGCGGCAAACGCCTGCTGCACGGTCGGGCTGTACTTGGCCACGTAGGCGGCAGGGTCGTCCTGCTGCTGTTTCATCAGGCGCATGCCCACGTTGGTCAGGTGCTGATAAAGCTGACTGTCTTCCTTGAAGCCCTCGCCGGCGGTGCCGTCCTGGGCTGGCTGGAACTTGCCCAGGATTGCTTGACGCTCCTGCGGGTCGGCGGTGGCGAATTCCCGGATGGCGGGGGCCAGCGCCTGAACCTTTGAAAACCGGTCGTATTCCTTGGCGCCCTTCTCAGGGCCATACGCTGCCGCAAAGTCCACTTTTGATGGTGGGTTCTCGAAGTCCAAGCCCTGCGAGTAGGCCGCGCTGGCATCCTGCACGCGGCTGCTCAGTTCCATGCGGTTGATGGCCTGCATCTGGCGGGCTTCCACCTGGCGCTGGCGGGCCTCGGCCTCAAGTCGGCGAAAGCCCTGGTCGATACCATTACTGGTGCGGATCTGATCTTCGGCCGTCATCGTGTCCTTGTAGGACTCGTAGTAGCTCTTGGCCTTTTGCGGGGAGTCGATCAGCATCCGCTGGATAACGGCGGTGGACATGCCGCTGTTGGTTTCCAGGCGCTCGGCCTGGGCGGCCTCAGGCGAAAGGCCAAGGCGTTCGGCGCGACTGGTTAGCACCGCATCAACCTTCTGCCGGTACTGGTCGACCTTGGCCGGGTCTTGATACTCCAGCGCCGCGCCCTGCATGGACGTTTCGAGCTGCGCCTTTTCGACCTGGCCGTAATAGTTCTGACGCTCGCCGTACTCGTAGCGGTTCAGGTCGCTGGACAGGGAGTTACGCCGGCTGTTAACGATCTGCGCATACCTGGCTTTCTGCTGATCGTTGGTCAGGGTTTTGGCGATATCGGCCTGAGCCTTCTCGAACTGATCCAGCGTCTGGTTGGTGACGTCCAGCGCGTTCTGGCCCTTGCGGGTGTAGGCGCCGTTCTCGCCGTACATGGACTGCTGCTGCCACTTGGTGAGCTGGTTGTCGGCATCCATCAATAACGCGGTGTCAGCTTTCTCGCGCTCCTTATCCATGAGCATCTGTGCGCCGCGCCCAAGCGTTTGCAGCCCCTGGGCAATAGACGTGGTGTCAGGCGCAACGCCCTGCAACTGAATAGGTCTGGTCGGCTGCTGCTGGACCTGCGCCGTGTCGTATGTCGGTACTCGTGGCATTTATCGAGCCCCCGCGAATGAGCCAAAGGCGCTACCCAAGCCGCCGAGGATTGAGCCTGTGGCGGCAGTGTTGCCGTTCTGTACGGTCTGGTTGGCGTTCAGCAGGTCTTGTTTGGCCTGTACGCGATAGCCGTATGCTTCGCGCGCGGCGTTGTTCTGGATCGTCAGGGCATCCAGCTCGCCGAGCATGGCGGTGTCGTCCTGCAACTGCGCAGCGCTGCCACTGTTCACGTCGATCCCGTTGGCAGCCTGCACGCTGCGCTGGGTGCCAATCGCCTGCCCGGTCCGCACGCGCTGCCAGTCTGCTGACGTGTCGCCGGCATTCAGCACTTCTTGGGCCGTTTGCTGCTTGAAAGCCGCGTTCTGCTGCAGCGTGTCAGATTGGAATGCAGCGTTCTGCTTTTGGCCCTGGGCCTGCATCATGCTTCCGGCCAAACCAATGGCGACGGGTATTAAAGCCATCCAGCAAATAAGTCACTTCCATTTCAGGCTTTGCCTGATGCCAATTGATATCGGTAGACTAGTTGCGCGGCTAGGGATGCAACCCGAACCCCACCTAGTCAGTGGCTGCCGCAACCCTCAGACCGCCTTGACTAAGGTGCCCAAATGTTCACCCAAGAACAGCTTAAGGAATACGTTCATTACGACCCAGAAACGGGGATATTCACGCGCCTTAAAGACGCAGGAGGAAACCAATTTGGATGCAGGTTCCCGCGCTGGAAGGCTGGTGATGTCATGGGTACAAGGACCAAGCGCAGAGGCAATATAAGGATCAGCATTTTCGGCGGAATATGGGAAGCACACCGTCTTGCGTGGTTCTACCAATACGGCAGTTGGCCAAGTAAAAATATTGACCATATAAACGGGGATCCTTCTGACAACCGTCTTGAAAATCTTCGCGACGTACCACAGCTTGAGAACGGAAGAAACCAAAAGCGGCATAGTCGAAATAAGACGGGCGTAAACGGAGTGCATATGAGCTCCCAAACAGGGCGCTTTATAGTTCAGTTCAGAGTCAATGGAAGGACCACGCACATTGGTTGTTACGACACAATATTCGATGCTGTCTGCGCTAGAAAATCCGAAGAAATTCGACATGGCTTTCATGTCAATCATGGCCGCGCTCCATCCTGAAACAGAAAAACGGCAGGCGCTTTGGCCCGTAAGGGACGGCCTCGCCGAAGTCGAAGCCCAGCCATTTCAGCCAGCGAATGGCCGAGGTGTTGCGAGCGTCGACGTAGTTGATGAGGTGGCGGTGGCGGGTCAGCATCCCCTGCACCTCTGGCTTGCAGACCTTGAGGAAGGCCCGCGCGTGACGCTCTACGTGCGTGGTGCTGATCAGCCATGGCACGCCAATGGAGCCCAGAACGCTGTGCACAGCATCACCGAACACGGCGACTATGTGCCCATCCACTACGATCTTGCGGGCGTTCAGGCTGTCGATGATGCCGGCCAGCAGCTCCTGCTCCAGCGAGACACCCAAGCCCTCGACGATCTCGTCGATATCGGCCTGGCGCACGTCGCGCAGGATTGCCGGGATATCCTCAGGCTCAATGGGTAAAACATCAGCGCCCCCCAATGGTCACCTCCGGAATCACCGCAAGGACAGACAACGGCAGCGGGTCGGTTTGGCGGATGAACACCCTGCCCTTCCCCTGCCAGTCGTTGGAGATCGCGATCTCAGCCTGCCCGGTGAGCAGCTCAATGGGCGGCTCATACTCGTCACGATCGGTCTTGTGTTCGTACAGGTGGTTTTTGTCTTTGCCTGCGAAGATGCCTCGCGATTCCTCGACGCGCACGGTCAGGCCGGTGATGGCAATCTTCTTGTCCTGGACCGTCTCGTTGGCGTTTTTGAGCTCAAGGTCGAGGGTTTCCATATCGGAGATGTACTGCAGACCAACGTGTGCGATGCCAGCAGCCTCTTGCAGGACAATGGAGCCACCCGACACAACGCGCTGAGGGTGAACGCTGCCGTCGGCAAGTATGGAAACGGTCTTGCCCTCAAGGTGACCAAGTCCGGACAGCGTCTTGACCTGGCGCGCCCAGGCCGACACCGGAGTGGCGCGCAGCGATTCAGGGCAGATAATCAACAGTTTCACGGTAACCACGCTGGTGCTGGTGTACCCCACCACCTCAACCCGCACTATCTCGGTGGTCTGATCGTCGTTCACGTCAGTGACCACCGCTTTCAGCGAGTAGTCGACGCCAATGCTGCCGACGGTGAACGGTGCGTGCCCGACGGCCGTCATGGTGACCACCTCAGGAAAACCCCACGTGGTCCCGCCCGATAGCGTGAAAGTCTTGGCGGTGTCGGTGTTGCGCCCGTCGTAGGTCAGGCCGCAGTCAACAAAGAAAGCGTCCTCTATGCTGCTTATCTGCCGACTGGCCATGCGCTCGATGTAGCGTTTATGCACGCCATTGATGTTGCGGCGCACCACCATGTACAGCACGTCTTCCTGGCCCTCTGGGATGCACGCGATGGACTCAACGAAACCGTCGGTGTCGTGCCAGTGCCAGCCCACCAGTTGCTGTTCCGGGACGTAGGTCATACCCAGCAGCACGCCGTCGTCTCGCACGTACCAGACGATTGAGTCGGGCACCTTCTGATAGGCCACGTTCGTCAGCTCTTTGCCCTTGAACAGGTGTGCACTGAACAGCGTCAGGTCGTCGGCGGCGAATCCGTCCGCATTCAGGGAGTAGCCGAACGAAGACACCCGGTTGCCACGCGCCTGGACGTAGACCGCGCTATTGCCCACCACCACGGGCGGAACGATCGATGAACCGTCGTAACCCTCAGGGCTTGCCTGGACGGTCTTGGCTGACAACCCTGTGTCGCCGCCGGCAATGGTGAACTCGGCACCGGTGGTGAGCGCGATCAGCTTTCGCAGCCCCAGCAGGTGGCGCACGCGGTTCACCTTGTTGCTGCTCAAAGTGAAGGTGATGGCGTCGTCGTCCTTGTTCGGCACCGAATAACCGAAGTTCTTGAACAGCCCTGTCTTGCTGGTCCATACCGTCTGCGGCTTCAAATCGCTGCCGGCGAATATCAGGCGCTGCTGGTAATACACCACGGCGCCCGGGTAATTGCCGGTACCCACGAATGGGTCATTGCCGTTCGGTGGCGTGTCGGTCTTGACGGCAGTGATGTTCTGGTCGGTGAAGGTGGTGCCGGTGGCACGACCAATAAACCCGTAGATGCCTGCGCCGGCGTTGTCCTTGTAGACGATGTAGTAGGTCGCCCCGGTAACCGCCGCCCAGGTGATGGTGGCCGATGCAACGTCGGCATGACTGGTGATTGGGTTGGAGGTGGCCGGCAGCGATTCGTCCAACGTGTTGCCATCATCCAGCACCGCCGTGACCTGGTAGCGCCAAGTCTGAGCAACCCCGGTGCCGCCGCCGGTGACTGCCGTGGCGGATGCTGGCGCTGCAATACGCGGGGCCAGGTTGATTTCGGCTGTGGTCCAGTTGTCGTGGGCCAGGCGGTTCAGTTCCCGAGGCTTATAGGTCGGCTGGGCAAACGTCATCACGTCGGCGGACTGGGTGAAGTTCAGCAAGGACAGGTCGTTCTGTGTGTATGGCAGCGCCAGTTCGAAGGGCTGACCAATGTTTGGGCCTGAGCTGTACAAGACCTGCCCGCCATCCTTGATAACCCGCATGTTCAGGTCGCCGAACGCGAGCACGTAGGTCTGCACGTCGTTGAACTGGAACGGGATCAGGCGGCAACGCTTGGTCGAATCCTTGACCTCGGCAACCAAGCGAGTGCCGGCCCGGTTACGCACGCCGCCATATGGCATCACCATGAAGTTTCGGCACAGTTTCAGACCGGTGTAGTACCGGGCGATATCGGTACGGGCGCTGGCCGATGGCGACAGCTCGCCCGCCGCGAAGGTCGGCTGAAGTACTCCGCTCATGCTCGCACCGTAATGAATTCAGATTCAGGCTCTACATCGTCCTGAGACTCTTCGAAGGCTGAACCCTCGGCCAGGGTCAGGGCCGCCTGGTATTGCTGGGCAGCGAACTGCTGCAGGTCCGGCTTAGAGCTGAGCGGCAACGCCAGATCCATTGCCAAACGCCAAGCCAGCGCATCAGCAAACTGCGGGTCGAAGAACGTTGAGTCCTCGACCTTGAAGGTAAAGCGGCATGCCGCCTCGGGCTGATCGGTATGAATCACGCGACCGCCGGCGTCATACCCAATCTTGAATGGGATCTGCTGGTCGATTGACAGCGCCCTACGCCAACCTGGCTGCACGATGTCTCGCACCTGCAAGCAGTCTGACGGATAGCGATAACGGTAGGCCCAGCCCGGAGCAGGATTGCCAAGGCTGGCCAGTGCAACAATGGATTCCGCGAATGGCCAGGGGAACGCCTGCAGTACCAGTTCACGCAGCGGGCCATAAAACACCCGGCACAGTTCAGCGGCCTTGCTCTTTTCCGTGAACGACACGATTGGCTGGGTGGAAGCAACCCGCGACAACGCGATGTTGCAGATCTCTACGTCGCTGGACATTCGGGAACCTCAGAAAAAGAAAAGGGCCCCGAAGGGCCCTGAGGGTTGTTGCTGGCAGTCAGGCGTCTGGCAGTCCGTTGCCGTTGGTATCGCCGTTGTCAGTGTTGGACTTGCCGGGGACTGGTGTGATCTCACCACCATCGTTCAGCCGTGCGGCTTCGGCCTCCGCTTCGTCCTTGTTGCCGGTGAATTCGCCAACACGATCACCGTTCTTACCGATGATGATGTAGCGCCCACCGCCGTTGTGTTTGGCGCTGTATTCAGGGCCGTCAGTGTTGGACTTGCCGGGGACTGGTGTGCTGCCGCCGAGTTGTTTCAGGTTGCCGCCAGGACTGTCGATTTCCAGCGCCAGCGTTTCGCCCGGTTCATAGAGACGGCCGTTGATAAACGAACGCTCCAGCACTTCATAGCGCTTAGGCATTGGTCTGCACTCCAGCGACCACGCCAGCAGTTACCTTGCCCAAGGTGGGCGCGGTGCCGGTCACGGTGTAGTTGACGCGCAGGTAACGTTCAGTCTTCTGCGGCAGGGTGATGACTGGCGTTTGGTAACCCAGCTTCAAGTCGGCCAGCGGAACCACGACCTGGAACAGGGAGCGAGGCGAACTGAACGCCGAGTTGTCATCGGTCTGAAGCTCGATGGTGAGGCTGGTCAGGGTGTTGAACGCTTCAACGACCTGGACCAGCAGCGGAATATCACCAGCGCGGCCTACGTCCTTGGTGTCGCCGCGGTCGATGATGTCGGTCGATGCAGCCGTGGCAGTGATTGCCTGGGCGCTCGACATGAGCAGCTTTGCGTCAAAAAGCATGATGGTTTCTCCGATATAGGGGAAAACCACGCGGTCGTTAGACCACGCGGGCTTCGGTGTTGAGCAGCGCGTCGACACGCTTGATTGGGATGCCCAGGAACTCTGGAATCTTCTTACCGGCGTATTCGCCGATGGTGAGGTTCACGTTCTTGGAGTTCATGGCCTGCAGGTGCAGGAAGGTTTGCAGGGTGCGGTTGGCGTAGATGACCGTGCGGCCTTCGCCCTGCATTGGGTTTTCCAGAAGATAGTAAGCCTTGATCATCTGCTCGATCAGCTTGGTGCCCGTGGCGCCATCAGCGGTCAACGCAGTCACATCGATGTTGGCGATACGAGAGTTGGCGCGCCAGTCACGTACCGACATGCCGATGTCCCACTTGAAGTGGTCACGGTAGGCCTGATACTCGCCGCCGACGGCATCCTTGACGGTATCTTCACCCAAGTTGCGGTGCTGGAAGCCGGCCACGCTGCCTTTCGGATACAGCAGGTGGGTGGTCATTTCACCCCAGGTAACAAACCAGAGCGATGCGTTGGTGGAGCCAGTGCCGCCGGCGTCGATGATGTTGGCACCAGACTCTGCCGCCAGGCTGTTGTAGCGCGGAGCCAGGCCTAGGAACGCTTCAGGCTCCGAGCCGGTGTTGCCGTAGAACATGTAGCGCGCGGCTTTGTTGTTGAAGCCTTGCAGCTTGGCGATGTTCTCGGACACGCGGAACGCGTCGGCATTGCCCGACAGGTCAGCAAGGGCTTTATCCACCAAGCCATAGTCTTCCATCATGCCGGTGGTATCGAGCACCGGAACGGTGGTGGACTTGCTTGGTTGGATGCCCTTGTTGAACAGGCGCCAGGTCGGCTCAGGAATGCCCGAGCGCATGGTGGTCTTGTGCTTGGAGCCGTCGTTGCACTCCTGGTATTCGGCGTCCATGAGGATGTCGTTCTGCTTGGCCATCAGCTCGACGATCTTCATGATCTTCTTCTGGCTGTCTTCCCGGCTGAACTTATCCAGCAAGGTCGGCATGGTAGAGGTCAAAATGCCCATCTGTGTATCTCCTACGGTTGGTCAGGGCCTTACTTGAAGGCGTCGATGATGCTCATTTCTTGCGGTGCGTTGGTCTGGCTGCCCGGCATGACGAACTTGTCTTCCGAGATAGCCGCGCTGATGCGGTGGCAGAACTTGAACAGCGCCGGGTGGTTGCCCAGCCCGGAGGTATTCAGCAACTCAGTCAGTGCTGGGTCGCCGAAGGACTGAATGACCTTGATGGCGCTGGCTACGCTCTTGTCGTAGTTCTCACCGCCGATTTCAGGGTCGTTCTTGATGGATGCCGCCCAGTCCTGGGCCTGCTTGGTTACGGCGGCCTGGTATGCCTCGGCCTGCTTGGTCGCCAGTTGGGTCTGGAAGTCGATCAACTGCTGGGCCTTGGCCTGCGGAATGTTCAGCTCCTTGGCCAGATTCTTGAATTCGCCCAGGACGTCGGCGTCCATTTCCATGCCCTCGGGCAGGGTGAAGTCCTCGTAGGCCTCGGGCGCGCCGGTAGGCTTATCCTTGCCGTCAGCGTCCTTGCCCCCTTCCTTGTCCTTGGCTGCGTCAGCTTCCTGCTGGATCTGCTCAGGGGTTTTGGATGCGTCCGGCGCAGGTGCCGCTGCTGGGGCTGGCGGGGTCAACAGCGAACCTTCGGCCGGGGCTGGCGGTGCGTCTGCTGCTGGAGTAGCCGCAGGCGCGGGCGAGCC